GGGCTTTTTTTATCTCTTTTCGCTCAGACGCTTAACCAGCATTTCGCGGTTTTCTCTCTCTTTGGCGTGCTTCACTCTTTCGTTGCGAATATCGAACGATGCTTCGTGAATATTGAAACTCTCCGTAATCGCGCCGGGTTCCATCTGGCGAATCTTGCCGCCCCGGGCCAGATACTCAGCTATATGCTTGTCGAGAATTGCTCGAATCTCGTCTTTTTGCTTTCTGTTATCGATCAACTCTTCATCCTCAAACATAGCGCTCTCGCCCTACTTTAGAGACAACTCCCGCTCGCGCAGTATGGCCTTATCGAATGCTTTGCAATCGGTGCAGTACCATCCGACTCGATACGGCTGATAGCTGTCATCTGTGGATCGGTGATTAAACCCGACAACTTGCTCCATAATGCTGCCGCAAGTGCACGACTTGGTACTAAAATCATCGGAACTTTCTTTCATAGAGTTTTGCTCTTTTTGTGAATATGCGTTTTACCCGGTCGAGATACTCAGAATCGAATCGTCTTGGCGAGTTGTCCTGCTCCAGTCGCTCGACGCGATCCAGCCCGATTCTATCAATAAGCCCTGCCCGGTAGCCAACAACATTCCCCGAGAGATACCGATTACAATAAGCGAGCTGACTGTGGCAGTTGAAAAGATTGAATTTAAGCCCGGGAGCCGATCCCCGGCTTCGGTAGTGACCAGCGTCGACTGCGCCGCCATGCTTAAGATCGCCCTGTGAGCGTCCGCAGCAGATGCACGGCTTTCCCATGTCTCTTGCTCTTATGTAGCGATTAAAAGCCGCCTGAGCGTCTCTCATGCGGTCTGAGCGAGTCTTTAGGCGTTCCTTCGTCTCTTTGACGACCTTCTTCTCTGCGGATCGACGAATCTTCTTCGCTGCGGAGCTTCGAGAGAACTCGATCAGATGCTCCATCGAGCAGAATGCCTTCAGACTACCGATTACGGCTGATTCTGCTTCTACTTTCTTGCGGCATAACGAGCAGCGTCTAGTCCGCATTTTTTAGACCGAGATGGTCTGAGTACGGCTTGAGATACTTTCGCCAGAACTCCAGTTCGACGGCGATCAGCTCGTTGTATGTTTGCTTAACCTGCTGGCGGTCGAGATTAGCCAGCCCGATCTTCAGTTCGTCTTCGGCTTTGTGTACTGGTTCTAATAAGTGAGCAGCCATAGTGCCTCCTAAAAGTCAGAAAGAATCAGATCGAGCCGCTGCATATCATTTAGATCTCTGATATACGCGAACCGGGCGTCGACTTTCTCTGTGTGTGATTCGGTTTTGTCTCCCGCTTTTACTGATTGCCCTATTTCTTCCCAGAATTCCGATTTGTTGGCGAATCCGAGTAGATAGATCTCATGGTCTGTGGCGTAGGCGAAGACGTACATATCGCACTGCTGTCGTTCCTGAGACTTCGGGATTCTGACCATGTAGTCCGGTCTCGGTACGCCGTGCGTCTTCTTTGTCTTAACATCGATGCGATACTCTCCGACCTTAAAGTCGAAATTCATCGAATCGTCTGCGCAGTATTCGAAATCTATATCCAGATCGGTGAGCCAGCGACCGAACGCCATCTCTCCCAGCGTCCCGGTGATTTGTCCTTTGCCGTCTTTGACAATGGTCGTCTCATTGAACGGATAGCCCGTGTGCTTAATATGGGCGTAATTGATCCAGTTATGTCGAATAATATATTTAACCATTTTTGCTGGGCCACTCCGGTATTTTGATTCCATGCGTTTGCGCCAGATGGCGAGAGATTGTTTCGTAGATCTTATTATATTCGCCGCGCTCTGGGTCTCTGGTCGATTCTTCTCCGACCATTATCCGCTGAATTGGTCGCCAGAGATGATCTTTTGCAGATTGCACCGTCCACGGAATATCGATATTCGGCTTGAGCGTCTTCTTCATGTCCAGCCCGGCGTCGTTTAGCGTCTGCGCTATCTGCCCGAGCCAGAGATGAAGTGCGCTATTCTGCGCCATCGTTCGCGGCTTCTTGGTCGTGTACTGAATGGCGATGTGCCCGTGCTTCGCGTAGAGTTCTTCGATGTGCGCTATAAATCGCTTTTTCGAGTCTTCGTCTTTAACCGTCCAGCCTTCCATATCAGTCTCCCATCTGATCCGCATAATCTGTCCCAATCTGCTCGGGAATATGAACCCGGCAGTCTATGTCTCGATGCAAGCGTTTAGCCAAATTGAACGCAACTGCTTGCCCGGTAAACGATCTATCCGCATCTGCGAATATGTGCAGCGTTGCCACTTGGCTCGGCGGCTCGAACTTCTCTAGCATTCCAGCGGTCGCAGCGGCCCAGCATGGAATCTTAAATTTCTGCATTACTGCCAGCGCTGTCTCGACGCCTTCAGCGATTCCCATCTCGGCATAGATATTCGTGAGACGTATTGCGCCACCATTTGTCGGTCTGCATGGCGGCATAATCTTCTTCACCGATGGAACGACGGCTTTCTGCCCATTCGCTGTTAAATATGTGACGTGCATAGTCGCCGGGAGTCCGTTCTTATCTGAGAACACGCAAACCATCGCCGGATGCTTGCCGAGAGACTTGCCTCCGTCCCAGTATTCGAGAGCTGGATGAAATCCGATCTTCTTGCAGTTCGCCAGACCGCGATTGCGCAGATAGAGAGTCTTTGCGTTTATCTGTGATTCGTAATCGAGACCGCGACGGATAGATTCGAGCCGCGACTTATTCTTGTCGAGATCCGGTTCGACTGGCTTGCTCGGCTTTATGTCGCCGACCATTTCTTTGATTTCCTGCGCGACCGCTGACTTGCTCATCCCGGTAATCTCTGCTGCTAGATCCCACCCGGAACCGTTGCCGCACTGATTGCAGAAATATTTGCCGTCGCCATTGTGATTGGTGAATCTGAATCGATCTTTGCCGCCGCACATTGGGCAGGGCGCGTGCTTACCATTTAGAAGCGATTGATCGATGCCGAGCCTTTGGAGTATCTCGGGCCATCGATTGCGAGAGATCTGCATCAGATCAATCATGATAGAGATCCAAGAAGTCAGCGAGACTCATCTTAAACACTGCCGCAATTTCTACGGCCCGGGATAATTTTATATCTTCGCTTTTCTGCCAGCGAGAGACTTGCTGCGGAGCGACTCCGATCTCTTTTGCGATGTCAGAGATTCGTGTGTGTGAGCTGGCTTGCGCTGCCCGGATCGCTTTGCCGAAATCGACCTTTTGTGACATAGTAGTATTGCTCATTGTTACTTTCCCCGAAGTAGAGTGTTGGCCCGATGCAGTTTCTAGCTTCTGCATCGGGCCTTTTTTCATGCTAGAACGGTATATCGTCCCCAAATGTTTCGTTATTGTCGCTTTTTTGTTGCGGTTTTTCAACTGGAGCGTCTTTCGCTTTAAACTTCAGATCAAACGATGGCGATTTTTCATGGTCGCTTTTATTGCGGAAAACATTCACCCAGTACGCTTTCCCATCGATCTCGCAGTCGCCCTTCAGCACCATGTCTTGATCGTGACGCTGTTCGTGCTTCCATAGACCGCCGCGCATATTGTTATCGTATTCACTCATTTTTACTTTCCCTTTAGTTGGTTTACAGTTTTGTCGATTGTCTCGACGGCTTTAGTGACTATCGCTTCAAGTTCAGCGATATAATCTTCATCTCTTCTGACGCGAACTAGCAGCGGCTTAATGTTCTCGGCGTAACAGAGAAAATCGCACCACTCTTTTTCGGTGATCCATAGCTGGCCCTGAACTTGAGCCAGATATTCCTGCGGCATCCTCTCCTTCTTTAAGAAGTCTCGCCAGTATTTGACCATCGTGTGCGGCTGCGGACACTTGATCTCCAGAATGCCTTCCGTGCCTTCGATGAGTCCGTCTGGACTTGCCCCGGCTTCGATAGTGTCGTGCAGACAAAGACCGACTTCGATCACCTTCTTGTCGTACATAAACTCGTAATACTCCCGGGCCTTCGGTTCTGTGTCGATCCCGTACTGCATCGCAGCGGTAGTCGGAAAGAACTTCGACTCGCCAGTGAGCTTCTCAGCGATCAGTTCGTCGATATAAGCGTCAGCAGACGCCGAGCGCTTCCCTGTTGGCGTGATTAGACGACCAAATGAACTAGCAGTCGGCACACCCCGGCGAGCTTCGTACCAGCCCTTAGTGCGTTGTTCGTGTGGCAATATGCGCATTCTCTTCTCCCGTGTATCGGCTTTCGATGTGTTTGCAGATGTCGACGAAATAGTCTCGTTCGAAATCCTTCCAGTCTGCCGTGAAATAAGTCACTAGCAATGCCAGGCGCCTGACTCGGTGCTCGATCTCGTCGTACTGCTCCAGATCTTCTTGGATCGCTTCGATGGCTTGATGAAAGCGCTGGTAGTCAGAGATGAATATAGCGTAGTTATCCATCTCTTCGTGCAGCTCTTCGACGCTGATCTCTAGCAGTTGAGCAATCTCGTCTGCGTATAGGATCTTCTCGTCGTCATTCATTGGCTTGCATCTCGCTCTGCTTAATGTGCAGCTTCTGCAATGCGATCTCCGCGTGAGACTGAATCAGATCAGAGATTCGATCGACTTTGAAGTATTTTAAGAACTCGGCTTCATCGGCGTTTGTCGACGCCATTAGCTTAACGATCTCAGCATGAGTTTCGTCGTTCATCTTCGGCGGGTTCAGTTCCTCTTTCATCTGCTCGGCAGCTTTATCCATCTCAGCGTTCGGCAAGTCTTCCCCGGCATATATGTAATGCCCTAATCCCCACATTCCCAAGCATTTGACCAGACATCTCATGCGAGCCGTATTGACTTGAAATGCGTTTGGCGAAGGAACTGCGCGATTGCGGTAGTCCATAACTGGTAGCCACATTTGGCGAGATAAGCCGTCGATCGTGACGGTGCAGTAAACCATGACTGAGCCGTCAGCCGCGACTTCTGGCTCTTGGAATGAATACTCGGCTTGCGGGTAGTGCTCCATGAGAGTCCCCCAAGCCCATGACCAGCTTAGATAGCTGAGATCGCCTTTTTTCTCGATGCGGTCTGATACGTCGACCTTAGATAGCGTCGCCCAGATGGACGCGAATGTCGTCTTTTCGCTCATTTTAATCTCCCGATTTAGGCCAGCAGAATGCCAGCCGTTCGGTCGATTATACTAAAATGATGCTTTTGTGCAACTGATTAGATGCGGAATTGTGGCTGGATTGTTAATAAGTCCAGATATGCGGTCTTGGCGCGTTTACGTCCATGTCGGTCGCAATGTCCAGATGGATGAATCTGCCGCCGCCCTTTTGATTGACTCCGATCCCGGTGAATAACCCGGTATTGAGCGCGTGCTTTAGCAGTTGAATCGCTTCTTCGTAGCTAACAGCAATATCCACTGCCAGACCGCAGCCGTGAGCACCGACGAAATCTTTATTCTTCTCGGCAGGATGTGACGGGCAGCGATAGCCGGAGCTGATAATGAACGGAAACTCGCACATTGTGCGCAGCGCTTGCAGAGCGTCCAGCAACTCGTCCGAGATCTCATGCCCGGTCGAGTCGCATTTGCCGCACTTGCAGCGGAATTCGCTGCGGGTGAAGTTCCGGTAGGCGAGTTTAGCTGGCATTGTTTATATGATTTGCTACCGCAACATTTATGCTCTCATCGATAAACTCGTCAGCCTTTTTAACAGCTTCTTCGGCGATGTCGGCATATTTTGCGGCAGTGACCACCGCAGTCTTGACCGCTGCGAACTTCTCAGAGCCTTTTCCAGCTTCCGGGAGCTGCTCTTCGGCTTGTAGTACCAGATCTTTGATTGATGCGATTAGAAAGAGTACGAATCGAGCTATCTCAAATGCTAGTTTTAGCTTACCCATTGCTTACCCCTTTTTCTTTGGTTTTGATTTACGCGCAGATGAGAGCGCGATTGCGACTGCTTGCTTCTGGCTTTTACCAGATTTCATCTCTTTTTTAATATTCGATGAGATGGTCTTCTTTCCGTATCCTTTTTTCAATGGCATTAGTCACGCCCCCACGGGTTTTTGAGTAGTACGCATTCGACGAAAATTGCGACTTCGTTATCGCTTGAACTGGACTGCGCTTCGAACTCGAAATAAGTGCACTCGTCGATTCGGAATGGTATCTGGCGATCGTATGTGACCTCAGATGTCGCACTTGTAGCCCGGGCGATACGAATCACGCGACCATCTTTATTCTGCGTCACGTTGCGAAAGCGAATAAACTTGTTCGGGTTCGCCGTTGCCGAGTTTACGTTAATTCTGAAGATATAGAGAGAGTATCCTTCCGGCACTGTGTACTGGCACGCCTGAGAGATGCCTTCGCCGATCGCTATATAACCGAGCGTCGATGCGCCTCTGGTGACTGTGATATTCCCGGCATTCTCGCCATCGAGCAGAATAATCTGATTCACTCGCATAAATTCGACCGTGCTCACGACCGGAGTCGTCGCATCGGTAGCATCTAGCGTCACGACCTGCGAGACGGCCTTAAATTCGCCGTCTACGCCCTGAATGAGCACTCGCTTGGACGAATCCCCTGCCGCGCTACTAACGACGCTCAGAGTGCCCTCTGTGGCGTTTATCGGGTATTTGCCACCGACGTTCCATAGAGTCTCGTAGTCGGTACCGACGACCGGATTGTATCCAAAGAGATTAACTGGAGTCGCTTCGGCGATGTTTAGCCGGGCGATGTCGAATCCGGTGTTCCCGGACGGGTTCAGATTAGTGTATTCACTCATTTATCGCCGAACTCCATATATGCGCCAGCCGCTAAAAGAGCGAGCAGCGCCATTGTAAAGAAACGAGCAATTGTCTGCCCGACTGTACGCTTTGTATCTCGCCATGCTTCGAGCAGTGAGCGAATCTCTCTCACGTCGTCCCGAGCATCGTCGTCATAAAGCCCTATATCTTTGAGAGCCTCTCTCGCGCCCTTCTTGGCGGCTCGGTCGATCATGAGTTCCAGTTCTGCGTCAGTCATCGAATACATACTCGTTCGTATTGATTGGGACGATGCGGAGTCCGGCAGTTGTGCGCTTCTCGGTCATAGCTTCTGGCTGATACATTGCGATCGTTTCCATAATCTCGACAATCTCTTCTGGCGAATATGATCCGCTGCTGTAGTAGATGATCGAGAGAATGACTTCAATCGGATCGTATTTGGTCATTTCACCACTTAACCTTATCGGCCCAGTAAGCGCCGCTCATCTTGCCTTTTCGGATATTCTTCTCGTGCCGGGCCTTAAATGACGCCCGTCGAGCTTTATCAGCATCGCTTTCGTTCTTTCTCGGCGGCGAACCCTTCACGCCCTGCTGCCCGAACCGAATGAGCTTTACGTCGTCGCCTTCTTTGGCGAGCACGACGTGACTCTTCGTCGAGTGCTTTGGGGTCTTCTTCGGCTTGTTGTAGCCTTCTAGACCGTATTTCGTGAGTCTTGGATCTTTAGCCATAATTCTGAATCCTTATATGCCGATTTTAGCACAATAGATGTTCGAATAAATGTCAGATTTCGTGATCTGGCTCGTAGTCGGTGCCCGGGATCTCGTACTCGTGCCGGATAGCAATGCCGCCGCTGCGACGGTAGACGATCTGGTTCATGATGCTCGGCGAACAGTAGCCTTTGGATGCGTGCCAGGAATCGGCGGGAGCGAGAGTGCCGAAGCGTTCCAGCACGACCGAGTTGTCGTACTGCTCGGACAGCTTGCTGTGGAAATGTCCCAGAATCCAGTATCGGTGACTCGTTTTCGACCAGACACTTAATCTCGGCAGCATATCAGCCAGACGCCGCCCGGGAGCTTTATCGCCATGTGTAATTGCGATGAGATTCTTCCCGAAC